CAGCCATACCAACTTCTGCTTTCATTGCATCAACTAGCGGAATAAGATCTTGTACTTGCATCTCTGCAACTCTCTCAATCATCTTCTGTAGCTCGTCGTTCATTTCTTGTGCTGCTAGGATAACTTTAGCTGTTTCAACTGTATCCTCGTCAACATTTTCTACAACCATGTCTGTTAGTGCTGTTTGGATTGGCGCAGGTGTCCACAATTTTAAACTTTCACTAATCATGTGCAAACGTGTATATTCACGTGCATCTGATTCAGCAACCATTTTAGCTTGTGTGCTGCTGATAATATCATTTACTTTTTCCTGGTCTAGTCCAGTTGTGTCAAGTTCGTAACCATAGTTCTCTTTAAGATACTTCTGGATTTTACCGAACTTTACTTCTTTTGTTTCAAAATCATTTAAAAACATTTCGATCTCCAATTCTTTATACTATTTATAGTGTTCTAATTATTTTTTGCTTTGCGTCTTTAACTTTTGCCATTGCATTACTATACTTGGCTTCGTATACATCACGCTTTACACTTTCTGTAACTATTTTGATTCTCTCTTTATAGTTATATGCTTCAAGTAAACGACTGTCATATGCTTCGTCCATCTGGGCGATAGTATCGCAGTCTTGTAGTCTTTTACCCAGCATTAATCTTTTTGTGATACTCATTGCACTTTCAAACAAACTTAGCTCTTTGTACAATACTTCTCCAGTATCATTCTCTACAATGTCGTAATAGTTTTTTCTAATACCACCGATTGTAAGTTTAGTTGGCTTAATGGTGTAATTTGCAACATTTACACCAGCTTCTGTTCTACTGGTGTTCAGTGCAACGATTGCATCGTCACGGCTGCTAGTTTTATTATCTTCATTTAAAACTTTATTCACGCTGTTGTTAGTCGCTTCTTCCAACTTGCGTAAAACTGCTTCCATTGCTTTTGCATCTTCGTAATTTACTGTCATGATACTGCCTTGTTAGTGTTTCTAGTGTAATAGGTTTTGCCTTCTCTAACGTGTCTATTTAACACACCTTTTCTAACCAATTGCTGCGCAATTAGTTGTTCTCTTTCAGTCAAGTCCTTTTTATATACACGATCATCACTGTGAGTGTCAAGCCATTTACTTTCTCTGACAGTGACAAATGTTTCGATTCCACCTGATACTAAAACTGTTCTCATCTGCGTTGTCCTATTAGTTTTTTAAGACGCTGAATCTCTGCTGAGTTTGCAGCGGCAGTTTGAGAATTAGCAGTTGATTGTGCAGTGTTTGCCATTCGTTGTTGATCATCAGGATCAGCCTGTGCTGGTGCTCCTGTTGCTACTTTGTTACCGCCTGCAACTGGTTTTGATGTTGGCGTGTATCTTGTTTGTCCTGGACGCTTCTGACTAGTTGGGCGTGTACTTGCTGTACTCTGTAGACCAGCACGTCCTGGTAAACTGTATTCCATTTGTATTAAATCTGTGCCTAAAATATCAGCAATAGATTCTTCATTATGATTTTCAATAGCAGTGTCTAAACGCAGTACATCACTAAGTGAAAGTTTATCTGTCATTTTACGGGCTTCGTCTTCTGTTACATCAACGTTAAACAGTTCTTTTAACATTGCCTGTAATGCACGATGCATTTCATGTCCGTATTCTTCTAGTCCTTCTAGTAATCTCATTTGTTTATCTGCCTTACCATTCTACTAGCTGCTGAAAACTTTTTAGTTCTCTTGGCTTTACGTGCCATTTTAGCACCGTGCCTAGCTTTTGTTCTTTTTAAGGTGTAACGTTTTTTCAAATCAACAGGCGCAAAACACTGACTAGGGTTACTAACTACTCTACCTTTACGATTGCCAACTGTGCAACGAAATTTACGAGCAATTTGTTTGCCTTTGCGAGCCCAGACCATCTTAGCCTCGGTTACTGCGCTTTCAAAAAGTTCTGTTAAATGCATAGAAAAACTCCTTAACGATATTTATCTTATTGATAAATTCTTCAAGGAGTTAGGATAGTGCCAGTAGTACTGTCACTATTGTGCCAAGCAACCCACTGATAACAGTTCCAGCGGTTACAATAAGCATTTTATTTGTACTCTGATGCTGCTTGATATTTTCTTCTCTCATATCTCGCATATCGCCTGCTAGACGATCTAGACCATCAGAAAGTCTGTTTACTTTTTCTTCCAAAACTCTATACCTCTCTTGACAGAGATCAACATGAGCTTCTAGGTTTGTTCTTTCCAGTTCGGACATTTCTCGTTACCTACTTTTCCATCTCCGATCGTGAGATGCGTTAATAGTGAGTGTTGAGCCTGTGTTTTGTGCCTAGTTAATGTTGCCTATTAAAAGGAATCAATCCTTCTACGTTAATATTTATATACTATATCGTGTAGATAATAAGACTACTTTATAATTTTACACTAGTGGTAAAGTAAAGATTGTCATTTAGTGCAAATGTCTTGCTTTTCATATCAGCAGTTTCTGTTAAGCCAGTACTAACTGCTACACCATTACAATCTTGCTCTAAATGATGTGTCAAGTTTCCATTTGCTGCCCAAGCATTTGCATACTCAGTTTTAAACACCAATTTCCAAACTGTGTGCTTGCCAGTGTGATTAAATTTATAATCGCCCAGATCCTGATCTTCATACTTGCTGATGCCCAATACAATAGGCTGTGCTCTTAATCCAATCAACTGTAACAATACATTTAAGTTTTGTGCTTGATTATATCCTAACTTGTCAGGACTTCTTGGATCTGTGTTTTTACTGTCAGTGATATCAACAAGTGTGTATGCTGTATAATACACCAACCCATCTTCATCTTGTGTCATTTTTTATTATACTAATTTACGACCAATTGATCTACCAATTTGGAACCCAGCATAGCCTGCTGCGCCTAGTGCGGCTGCTTTTGCTATTGTTGCTGTTGTTTTACTTTTTGGTTGTTCTGCGTTGTTTGCGTTTCTAATTTCTAATTTTTTGCTACGTGCTAAGTCTTGAAGAAATCCAAATAGTTCACTTCTTCTAGCGTGTGTTCTATAAAACTGAAGTATACGTGTAACTACTAGTGCACGTTGTGTTTCATTTAGTTTTGGCCAGTCTTGTGCCAAGCGTCTTACACTACGGTAACTACTATTTGTTACATATAACTTGCGTTCCATTTCTTGTAAAAACTGTCTTGCTTGACCTTGTGATAATTGATTGTATTTCATTTGGTTAAGATAGTTTTTAAGTCTTGTTTCTGGTACATTAATACGCTGTAGTAATGTATTGTCTGCACCGCCGCCTTTGATAGCGTCTGCGTCTTTGTTTGTAATAAAGTGCAGTGTCATATACAAGTCTGTACCGCTTTGTCTATAATTACGGAAGCCACCGTACATCATTGTTTTTGCAGCATACTTGATACTGATTGGTGCATAATCAAATTCATTATAAAGTATCCAAAGTGTCATTAGATCAATAAATGCATGATCCGCAAGTTCTCTAGCACTAACGCCATATACATTTTGGCGAGTACGATATTGGCTACTTTCATTTAAGTCTTTAACGAAGCTGAACTTGTTGGAAGATTCTGGTACAGTGTGACCACCTTCCATCATTGCCCATTCCGTTGCTGTATATTTCTTGTCCATATTGATATTTATTACTTTACTTTATTAAGGTTTGCTGCACTAAAACCACTACGGTTAACTAGTTTAGCATCGCCTGTACCAATAACGTAGCCTTCGCCGCCACGCTCGCCGTCTGTATATGCTTCTACATCTGCTTCTTGACTGTCTAATTGTTTAATTACATCGTTCTTTGCTTGCATGATACTTGTAACAAGTGCAAACAAATTTTGGAATGCAACTGGATCACTACTAATATGTTCTTTAATACGTTCCTGTTTAACGCCACTTACTTTACTACCAGTTAACCAGTCAACAAATTCATTTGCCAAGTTATCAAGGCTGCGTGTCTTTACTTTGTGGTTAACATAACTATAAAGAACATTTTTTAAATCTGTAATTTTAAGTGCTCTTAGTGTATTGTCATCCAATAGTTTGTCAATACTGTTGCCACTTTTGTTTAGTAGCGACTCTGCTTTAGCAAAAATATTTTTGTCTACTACTGGCGGCTGTTGTGCTGTAACTGGAGGCATTACAAGTAGTGCACCTTCATTTAGTGCATTTGCATCAGCTCTAGACTTGTTACCTTCTAAATCAAGATACATGTGGATAACAACACCAGCTTTACTACGTGCAATACGCTTACCAATATCACTATCTGCTTTTACACGATATACTACTAGGTTAGGTTTAAAAACAAAGTCACCATCTTCTACTTGTGGTGTATCATAGTAAAGCAAATCGCCCCACATATAACCACGGAAGTCTTTTGGCACACTGCTTTCAAAAACACTCCAACTGTTGGCCATGTTTGCTGCAAATGCTTTACGGCTATCATCTGGTGCTTCTTTACCACGGCTTAATAACATATTTTGTAATGCTTTGGCACTTTTTACCTTACCGTCATAACCCTTGGCACCAAAGCCACTTTTATCTGTAAGAATAAAATCACCACGTTCGTCTCTACCAAAAATAACTGCTGGTGAGCCGTCCCACTTTACAGTGATTGCTTTGGGATTGGATTGAATGTTTTCCAGTGTGTCCAGTGCCTTACGTGCACCTGCACTGCCACTAAACAACACCATATCCTCCAAGTGTTGGATACGTGCTTCAGCCTTTTCCATTATGGGCTTTTTGTTTTCAGTAATTAACTCACGAAATTTCATCTGGCATACCCATGTCTATTACTTGTTTGTTGTTTTTAAAATCATTAATAATTGCAGACGCTAGTTCTTTACTGTAATTTTTCTTAACAGCGGCCAGTAATGTTTCAAAACTGTACATATCCGCAGGACTGTCCAATTTTAGTTTTTTGGCAATTTCTGCATCATCATAAAATGGTCCATCAATTACTTCGTTTTTGTTTTGCTTTGTATAACCTTCGCCATTCTTTTTAGGAACAGGTGTACGTTTAACACGCACTAAACCATTTGAACTCCACATCCAACGTTCCATTTCCATTGGGCGTCCATCTTCAGTTTTCTCATCACTTGCAACTACATTTAATCTACCAGCAATGCTGGCAATCATAATGTTACGGAATGTACCTTTGTACTTGCTGTCTTTTTCATGTGGTGAGTGGTAATATGTTTTCATCCACTTAGGGTTACCAGGCATAAAGTCTACTTGAACGAACCCAGTACGTCCTTCAGGAACACCACGGTTTTCGCCAGTACGTGGATCAATCATCTCACGGTCAGGATCATAATTTTGAATTTTAATTTTTGTAATAAACACGCTTGTTTTTGAATAGTAAGAAATTAGTGGATGATTTTTTAATTTTTCGCCAAACTCTTCAAGTTTCTCTGGCGGAATATCAATTGCAACATCAATATCGCCACTAAATTGCTTCTTACCAACACTACCTAGTGCTTGGCTATATAAATCAACACCTAAATCTTTTGATAATGGTTCTAGTGTAGGTTTAATTTCGTCAATATGAATTGGACCTACACCTGGTGCACTTCCGCCTTCACGAAGATCGCGGCCACGATGACGTGGCTTGCGTTGTCCTCTATATTTTTTGTTAAGGGGATTAGTTCCCAGAATGTCCTTTACTTTCATTCGCTTTTTTAATGCCTCTTTTAAACTTCATTTCATCCTGGGTTCTGATACTGTTAATTAAACGTTTGACAAGGTCCTGACTGGTTTGCTCATCATACGTTTCCGTAATAAGTTTAATCAAGTTACTTGCACTGGTAATGACATTACTAGCGGTGTTTTCAACAATATATTTACGATCATGAGTGTCGCCAATGCTGTTGATCTCTTCAAGAATAGATCTAGTACGTCTTTTCATAGCATATCAACCCTTTTGTTAGTAGTATTTAGCGAATTTAGATAATTATTAGTGAAGGGGAATAAAACTGCAAAAAATAAAAAACTGTACATTATTGATAGACCCTGTGATGGATAAGAAGTGACGTTGACACAGGAGCACTGTGTAAGTGTAGACAATAATTACTATATAGCATGTTTTAATCCTGTAGTAAAGAGTGATGAAGAAATCTTATTCTGCACGTTTAAGAATACTTCGTAGCTTATCAGTGTTATTGACGGCCGTCTCAACCACACTGTTTGTCTGAGATACAATTCCAGCTTGGCTGGATTCACTTTGTTTCTTGAGCTTGTCATAAATGGCACTAGTTCCGCTATTCATATCCTCTAATTCATCATCATCCAAATCAGTAATACGCAAACTTTCAATATTAAATGCCAAGTCTAGTTTTTGGCCAACACCGCTACTACTACGTGTTTTCATAAACTGTATTTGCGCTCTACCACGTTCACGCATTGCACGACTTGTAAAGATACCTACAACATTATCAGCAGTGTTAATCTTACTAATACCACCACTGATATGACTGTGATCAAATTCTACTTCATCAACACTAGCACGGTTCAACTGCGATGCTGTAACAAACAAAATATTCTGCTCAATTGCAAAGTTGCGTAGTTCTTCACTTACATATTTGTCTTTAATAAACAAGTCGCTTGCACTGATCTTTTTACCTGCTGGAGACATCAAGTCCAAGTAGTCCACGCACATTGCATCAACTGTTACACCATGTTGGATCTGATACTCTTTTAAATATGCTTTCAAGTCATTTACGTTACATCCATTTGGCAATTGTACAACTTGTAGTTTACCTGCTTTTTTACTTGTCATACGCAGTTTAAGATCTACATCTTCCATATTCTTAAACAAGTCGCGAGTACTATATCCTGTTAGCATACTGTCCATACGCATACTACACAGCTCTTCACTAAGCTCGAGACTTACATAAACTACGTTCATACCAGCCAGTACCCAGTTTAGTGCGATGTTCTGCATAAACAAACTTTTACCAGATCCACTACCACCTGCAAAGATGTTTAGTTCGCCACGGTTAAATCCGCCATACAAAAACTTGTCAAAGGTTGTCCAACCAGTGCTAGTACCGCCTTTTTGCTCTTTAATAATTTGTAGTCTTGCTGCTGGATCACTCCAGTAGTCTGTACCCAAGTCTTTTGCAAGTCCAATTTGTACAGCATCTTTAATCATCTTTTCAACACTGCCAAACTCGCCTTTTTCCAGTTTGTCAGTACTTGCTAAGATTGCTTTTTCTAAACCCTTGTGTCTACAAAACTTTTCAAACTCATCTAAAAACCAATCTTGATGTGCTTGTGTGTTGTCACGCAAATCCTGTAGCTCTACATTACCCTTGACTTTCATCTGTTCAAGTGTAGGCATGTCGCCATATTTTTCAACATGCTCTTGCATAAACCGCACTGCATTACGTAGACTGCGATCAAAATAATCTGCATTTAAGATAGCGTTGCAGCGAACAAACAATTCTCTATCCGCTTGCAAAAACTCCAGATACAGTTTTTGTAATTCTTCGTTATAATCTTCTGCCATTAAATGACTTCACCTTTTAATTTTGCTTCTATATATTCATCATTTGTGTAATATTTTTCACCTAAAAAGCGTTCCGTTGTTGCTAAATCAACATATGTATATTCTATTATATACGATTTTAGCCAAACAATCGAGCCACTTTTCATCTTTGTTGGTACCCAAGCAAATTTATTTTCCAAACGTTTCTTTATTTCTGCATGTGCTGATATGTGCCTCAAATATTCTACCTCAAATAATGCTTCTTTTGCGGCGTGTGCATCATACCGTGGTGTATAACTTCTTCTCATTTACAGTAACCTTTTGCCATAACTTCTGCCTTGGTATTATTATCCACTGCAAACTTAATTATACTTTTTATAGTAAACAGTTTTCCATATGCTTGTACTGCATCATTTGCATCTTTAACCCCATCGTCCCAGGGCGGAAAACTAACCATCCAGTTACGTTTAATAGCCTGCCTAACCAAACGCATACTGGCTTTATCTGCATCAGGCAATAGTATAATACGCTTGCCTAATT